TTGTTCTTCCATGCCTCATATTGTCCTTTGGAGTTTCTTGGTTTTAACTTTTTACGTTTAACCCACTCCAATATGTTCTGATAAACAACCCCGCCTTGTGAATTGTTTGACTTACCTCTTCCCTTATCAATCTGCTCTCCATAATCTTCGTAATTGAATTTTAAAGAGAATGCATTTAATGTAACCGCTACATCATAATCAATAGACTTAAGGAGCTTACCTGTATCGTACCCTCGTTTGCTTCTCAGCAAATTAGCAGCAGCCACTTCAACAGTCTTTTTACCGAACTTGTTTAAGGCTTTAGATAGGTTTTCTCCTTTAAATTCCATCTATCGGTTCATTGGTATTTCACAAGCAGAATTTTGAGCTTGCACAGTTATGTTAAATGTACCTTTCCAACCACTTAGTAAGTTCTCAAACCTATCTGTAAATGGTTCACAAGACAAGCTCTCAGGCATCGTTATGCTTTGCGTTACTGCTGATGTACTCGAATAGCTTCCTGTTCTAAATTCTCGATATATATCTGCTAGTATTAAGAAGGTTCTATTCAAAGCAAAATCTTGGTCAGAACCATCAGCATCGACCAGATCCATAACAAGTAAATCAAAAGTAAAAGTAAATGTAGTCTTGTTGATTGATGCACTTGTTTCGATTAAATGCACCTTTGTGAATACGTCTTGCGTTTCTAAATCAGCCTCAAATATATCTCCTGTTGTAAAGGTTTTAACTTGTTGGTGCTGCTCGCATATCTTCTTAAACGTGTTTACTATATCGATGTAACTTTTCATTTCTTCTTGTTTACTTTGTTCCTATCTTTAATATAAGAGATGTATGTTAGTGTTTCGTTTATGTTGAGCTTTGTAACTGCATCCATCTTTAATATGTCATCATTGCACAACATCATCAAGACTGAATACCAACCCCATCGCTTTCCAAAGTTTGCACTTGACTCGCTTTCTCCTCCTCCTGTAAAGACACCATTGTGTCGCTCAAATAACCCTTCCCTAAACGATAAAAAAAAACCAAGCAACTCTGTGCAACTGATGCAGGCATCTTATTCAAGAATAGGCTTGCCCTCTCATCTATCTTTGCATCGTATTCCTCAATCAGATACTTACCCTCGCCCTCAGTTGTAACTTTCCTGTAAAGGATTGCCATAATCATGTGCAGGTTTTTGTCTAAGTCTTTGCAAAGCATATCGATGTCCATGAACTCGCCGGTTGATATGCTCTGAATGTCTGGATTGAATCCATATTTAACGCCCTCTATGCTTACCAATTTAATTAATGATGTTTCTGTGTTAGTCATTGCACAAAGTTTCTTGTACATCGCTAATAAATCAAGCACCTTAATTCTATTGATATTGGAATCGTCTACCTTATCAACTAGGAGCTTGATAACTTCTTTAGCTTTCTCTACTTCATCAATCTCTAGCTTTTCAATATCAGCTAGTTTAATCATCTGCTTTAGAGTAATCTCGTTTAAGTCTTGAGGAATTATAACTTTCATACTATTAAATAGGTTTAAGTTGTTATTGTATAAAAATAAAAAAACCCCTGCCGTTAAGCAAGGGTTGTTGTAAGTTAAAGGAGCATTACGCACCTATTTTAATACTCCACGCATTAGATGTTTCAAATGCGTTTGCAGATTTAGAAATATTAGCAAATATTAAATCTATTGTTGGATGTGTGTGCTTCATAAAAGTTATGCCATTAAACTCTAATACTCTTAGAACTTTATCTGTAACACGCTGCTTTTCTAAAAATGATTTTTTGTTAAGAGATGTAATAAAAACATCAGATAATAAAGATGCAACTTCTTGAGATTTGTTTGTAATTTCTTGATTTGTCATAATCTTGTTTTTTTATTTGTATTAGTTTAAATGGTATGCACTTGTTCCGTTTGGATATTCACCTATGAAAATTAAATCTTTTTTTTCTAACGACCCTAGAACACCTTTTAATTGTGATTTGGTACCGTTAAAAGATCTCATAATTTCTTTAAATCCCTCTGTTGGAGTTTCTTCATAGTCATCACCCATTGCAATAATTGCTAATACTTTTGATTCTAATTCGGTAGTTGAAATTGTCATAGTTTCTTTGTTTTTGTTCCTTACAAATATATAAATATTTTTTATAATAACAACTATCAAAACAAATAAATATTAAAATATTTTTACTTTATAGAATATCGACCAATGTTTGGCCTTGACTTTGTCATGATAACAGCGTAACGGATTGCATCAATAGCATGATTATAATTATCAATAGGTTTATTCAGCAGGTATCCGTTCTTATCCTCCTGCCATTTGTAGCTATTAAACTCATTAATTAGGTTTGTACTCTTGCTTGTTACTTTTAAGGTGTAACGTTTAAGCAAATCAATCCCTATGTTAATACTGTCCTTTCCTTTAGATGCAGGCTTTATATTAAACCCTAGTCTATATATTTCCTCGATAGATTTAGGCTCAGCAGAATCTCCATAAATAGCTCTTCGTCTATCAATCCCGAAATTGTGTAAAGACTTAGCAATGTCTTGGTTAGTGAGACCTCGTTCATATATTAGCTCGTTAAATATTAAAGCACCCTCGTACTCGTAAACTTCTATTAATGCAGTAGGGTCATTTGTATAGCCAAAATCTAAACCAATTGCAATCTCTTTAGCATCTTCTGGAATCGTTCCAACAATCTGCACCTTATTAAATATAATCGACTTACTAAACCCTCGCTCTCCCAATCCGTATATTTTCCAATACTCTTCATCGGTATGCTTTAGTCTTTCAATCTCGTTTACTAATTCATCAGCTAGAAAAGGATTGTCTAAATACGTTGATTTAATGAACGTGCAATCATCTCTGCTTAGTACCTTATCATATATCCAATGGTGTGTGTCAGAGGGGTTGTAATCGATGTATATCTTCTCCTCAGTTCTAATGATTAGCTGAAAGAAATCCTCCCATGTAAGTTCGTTTGCTTCATTGCAAAACAGGAAGTGTCTTTTTGTACCTCTTTTCTTTTGTGGTTGGTCAAGAGATATAAACTCAAATGTATTACCATTTAAAGTATAGGTGTGGTCAGATTTGTTGTGGTGTGCTTCGTTGTATAAATCTAGGTTGTTAAGTATTTCAAAAAAGTCTTTCATAACTGAGAGCTTTAAACTAGGCAAAGACTTCCTAACAATGCTAAATCTCTTGCCTGTGTTCTCAAATGCTTTAACAATAAGAAGTTGACAAAGTGAGTAAGTCTTTCCAGATCTAGTCCCTCCTTGATTCACTACAATTTTTGTAGGTGCATTGTAATTACGCTCAAATACGTTACTCGTCTTTATCTTTAGACTTGACAATCTCTATTTCTATTTTGTTAATCTTCTCGCCTTGTGTAGTTACATCAATAAGCTGCCTCTCATTTAAACCTAACTGAGTTTTAGCTGCATGTATTACAACGCTAGGTACTTTGTCTTTGATGCACTCGTAATACTTAGACCTTATAAAATCATGCTCTATTGATTCAACTTCTTTTACTTGACTTGCAAACTCCTCATCTTCTTTTAGCCACCTGTAATATGTAGTTCTTCCAACGTCAGCAGCTTTCAATGCAGTAGTAACTATACCCAATGAACTGCTTAACGCTTTGAGCATTCGCTTTTTAGCTTCTTGTGTTCCTATTTGTTCCATAGCGTTTCATGTAATTAAGGTGTATCTCCTTTAATTGTTCCTTATGTTTTGTCTTATCTCCATACTTTATATGACATGGTCTGCATACTGCTTGCAGGTTCTCAATGTAGTCTTTTGTCTTGCTTCCTCCCATGCCTCGAGCATCTATGTGATGTATATCATCAGCAGGAGAAAAGCACACCTCACATTGAATGTAATCGCTTACATCAAAGCCAAAGTATTCCAGGTATATTTTTAAGTGTTTTGTCATTATTTAGTTTCAATATAAATTAATAAATCAGAAACCTCACAATCTTCATTTAAACAAGTAGCATTTACCACAATACCAACACCATCAAAGCCATGCTCTTCAAATGTATGTTCCCCACCTATACATAGGTTATTTTCGCAATTAGTACATCTCATATCTTAGCTCCACAACATTCGCATACATCTTTTGTAGCTTCCTGCAATTGATTGTCCTCGTATTTGTCTATGTTTATATCTAAATCGTTTGCAGTAAATCCAACCTCAAACAAAACCTCTTCATCAAAGTAATTAATAAGCATGTCATCATCAAACTTTCCTCCGTTCTTGTTTAATCTTAAGTTAAGTTTCATCTCCTCCTGCAATGGCAAATCAACCAAAGCACAAAGCACACTCTCATGACCTAAATCTTGCAAAGCTCTTACTCTTTGATGTCCTCCAACAATTACGTTCTCTCTGTCCTTGTTTATGTTTACTACAATAGGTGCAACAATACCAAACTCAGTTATTGACTTTTTTAAATCTTTAAACTGCTTTTTAGATATTGTTCTAGGATTGTACTCAGCAAACTCTAAAGTGAATATCTTTCTGCTCTCAATCTTTATATGCTTCATATACTTCTTTTAAATCCTCAACTGTTTGCTTTACACAACTTGCACAACCTGTTACTTTCTTATTCATTCCGAATATATCGTTGTATATGTTGGTCAAGTTCCTGTTTTGGTCATGCGTTACTCTATCGCCCTCTATGCCCTCAAACACTCTTTTAAGTATTGAGAGTTGATCTTTAGTAATATCTGTTTCTCTATGCCATTTGTCTATTGGACATTTAGTAAATGCTATCCTTGCTTTTATCTGCATGAAGCAACCGCACTTTTTACATTGGTTTAATGACTTTTTAAAATGCTTGCACTTATTACAGATTGCAAGTCTATCGTTCAAACTCTTTGTACTCGCTCTCAACTTCATCTTTTAGATATTGTTTTACGTTCTTAAGTGTAGTGTATATAGATGTTGTACTTATGCCTGTGTCCTTTGCTAATTTGCGAATGCTCTTGCCAGAACTAAAGTAAATCTCAAACAGGAGCTTATCGTACTCATGCAGGTTGTTCATCTTATCTTTAACAAACTGCAACTTGTTCTCGAACTCTACTAACTCATCAATACCATCAAAGTATTGAAAGTTCTTTACATCGTAGTTCTCCGTTCTTAGCTTAGTGTAGTATTTTGTTTTAAATGCTGAGTTTGTTCTTACATACTGATTCATTAAAACCCTTGCAGACCAAAACACAAGATGTCCGTTTTCGACTATCTTTTTAATCTTCTCTTGGTCGTATTCTAAAATGATAACATATAAGTCTTGCACTAAATCCTGTGCATCAACTTTATTTCCTTTTGTTATCTTTTCTGCTAGCTTTAGTAACTTCGGGTAGTACTTGGCTAATTCTTGATTTAATGGCATTGTAGCGAGTTTTAAACACCTCAGTTGCAATTGTAATATTGTGCAGCTTCTTTAGTGTTTGCTTTATCCTGTATGGTGTTTGATTGGCTTTGATGCCTTTCAGTATTACTTGGTTGATTATTCCTCTCATAACTTCTTAAATAAAAAAAATGGAGCTGCTAGTGTTACCTAACAACTCCACACAAAAACAACTGATGACAAAACAATTATTGTTAGGAATTACAAATATAAACAATTTATTTAATACGTTCATTTTATTAACTTCTCTTGTATTAACTTCTCTAAATAGACTGCTAAATCCATTGCTTCCTCTTGTGCATGCTTTAGCCATTCCAACTCTGTCAAGTCTTTTCTATCCATAGTTGTGCCATACTTTTTTTTGCCTACCTCAGCTCTATCAAGTATCTTAATACACACTTTGTTTTCTATACTACTCATGAACCACAGGCTTCACAATCTTCATCATCTATTGAGCATGTTTCAGGTTGTTCTTGTTCTTCTAAATCAACAATCCAACTATCCCATGTTTCCTTTGCAATCTCTTCGTTGCGTTTCTTTTCTTCTTCGCTCATTTCTTTTTATTAAATGATTCAACAATTACTGTTAATGCTATTGCAGTTGATGCAATTATTATGACGTTTTGTATCATGTTTAATCTTTTTTAAAATAGTTATCAATCGTTTCTTTTGCATCGTCAAAACCTGTGCAAACTTTGGCAAGGTAACCTCTATTGTTTAGGTTATCTCTCCAAATAATTTGATTGTGTCTTTTACCACCTTTTGCATATACCTTTTTTAAAGTTCCATCTTTCTTGTAAGGAGATTCGCCTTTAACTTTAAGCTCTATCGCTAAACCATTGTATCCGTTCCTTGCTTCATAGATGAATAGATCTGGAAACCCTGCAACATATCCTGTCCTCTTGGCTTTGAGCCTTTGCGAATCATACCTTTGATATTGACCTCCTAAAGATGCACAATATAAAACATCATATTCCATCTTTAAATAGGAAACAATAGCAGTTTGTAGTTTGTCCTCTGCTGCTTTCATTTTCTTTTGTCTTTTCCTCTTGGCATTTCAGGAGGAGTGAATCCAAACATCAACCAAAATGTATCAAATTTAACGTACTTCATCGCTCTTTAATTATTTCGTAAAACTCTTTGTCTATTTTCTTAATATCTTTTTGTATCTCTTTCCAAGCCTTTGCAACTTCTTTCTCTCCTCCTATATCTTTCTTACTGCCTGTACCTGAGTTTGCAACATTAGCTGCGTTCTGCTTTAGTAACTCGCTTATCCTCTTGTCCATTGTCTAGTATTTTATATATTTCTTTTCTTAGGTTTTTCTTTGCTTTCTTCCACTTACCAAAATGCATCCTCAAGGCTTTCTCTCTGCACATTATTACAGGATGAAACATTTTACGTTTATTGTGGACAAACTTTTTTCTTCCAATTATTTCCTTTTCAACCTCTTCTAACATTCGCTCTTTGTCTTTTTGTGTTAGCACAATAAAGTTGTTAAGCTCTAACCATTGAAACGCTTGATTGATTCCTTGAATAGTAAACTCCTCACCTTTGCAATGCTCTTCATATGGGATTATAAGACAAATTGTTAAAAACTCTTTTCTTATCTTTTGTTTGTCGATGTTTTGAGCTTTTGTTTCAATTTGCAATCGTTCGCCCTCTTGCGACTGCT